GTATTCCTTCTGTAGCAGGTACATATACTGATTACTATGTTCAAGGAACTTCTTTTAATTACTACCAAGAGCCTTCTAATACGGGATATGTTAGTATGTCTTTAAATCCAACTATTGATGAGTTTGGTTCCACAATAGCTGGATTTTTTGGATCATCTTCAGTTTTAGGAACACCTAATGAATTATATACCTTATTTTCAGCATCGTATAATACTTCTACTGATGTTCTTTCTATATTTTCAAGAGTATCTTCTTCTTTACTGAACGGAACTATTATTAGATACGGAGCTGTTCCTGGAAATTTTGTATATTCTGGTGCTCCAAATAATGCATTTATTTCTAGTTCAACTATGACTAGTGGTAATAATGGTGTATCATCAATTGCATTTGTTATCGAAACATTATCTGAAGGAATCATTATGAATAACTCAGGTTCAGAAGTTTCAGGAGCTCTTGCTTCAGGAAGTACAGATAATGTACGATGGGAACTTACAAATCCAAATACTGGATCTGGAACTTTTAATTTAGTAGTTAGAAGAGGAGATGATACTACAGCAAATAAAATTGTTTTAGAATCATTTAATGGTGTTAATTTAGATCCAAATTCACCAAAATATATTTCTAAAGTAATTGGAAATCAAAATTTATCTTATAATTCTGTAACTAATCAATTAGATGTAACAGGTGATTATCCAAACCAATCTCGTTACATTAGAATTAAACAAGTAAATTATAATACTCCTAATTATTTAAACGCTAATGGTCAACCTCAACCACAATACACAGCATCTTTACCAACTGCTCAAAGTGGTTCATTTAGTGGAGCAACAGGAACTACCAATCCACAAATAAATCTTTACGAAAATATATCTGCAGCTAATACTCAAGGATTAATAGGAGCTGATTATAATAATATGATAAATCTTTTAAACAATAAAGATTTCTATCAGTATGGAATTATCTCAACCCCAGGATTAAATGCTAAAGATCATGGTACCCAAGTAAATAATGTTGTAACTAACACTCAAGATAGAGGAGATAGTTTATATGTGTTAGATTTATCTGGATACAATGATGATCTTGCTACTACTGTTAATACTGCTCAAAATATAGATAACTCATACGCTGCAACATATTGGCCTTGGGTTAGACTTACAGATCCATCAACAGGAAAACAAGTTTGGTCTCCTTCCTCAACAACAATTCCAGGGGTCTATGCTTATAATGATAGAGTATCTGCTCCTTGGTTTGCACCTGCAGGAATTAATCGTGGTGGTTTATCAACTGTATTATATACTAAATATAAATTAACTCAAAACGATAGAGATACTTTATACGCAAATAATATCAACCCACTAGCAACATTACCGAAACAAGGTGTAGTAGTATTTGGACAAAAAACAATGCAAAAATCCGCTTCTGCTCTTGATCGTGTAAATGTAAGACGTTTGTTAATTGAATTAAAATCTTATATTCGTCAAATTGCTGATACTATTGTATTTGAACAAAACACAATTACAACAAGAACATCATTTGTATCTAGAGTAACTCCATATTTAGAAACAATCCAACAAAAACAAGGATTATATGCATTTAAAGTTGTAATGGATGATTCAAATAACAGACCAGCTGTAATTGATCAAAACCAATTAGTAGGTCAAATTTACATCCAACCTACTCGTACAGCTGAATTCATATCTTTAGATTTCATTTTATTACCAACAGGAGCTCAGTTCCCTGCATAAAAACTTAAAATTGTAATATTTATAATAAAATTAAAACAGAAAGCAAATGGCAATTTTAAATCCAAACGAAATATTTTACACAGCGTTTGAACCTAAACAAACAAACCGTTTTATTATGTATATTGATGGGATTCCATCATTCATGGTAAAACAAGTAGGCGCAGTAACTTTAGAACAAACTGCTGTAGCTCTTAACCATATCAACGTTCAACGTTATGTAAAAGGAAAAACCAAATGGAGCACTATTCAGTTTACTTTATTTGATCCTATTACACCTTCTGGTGCGCAAGCAATAATGGAATGGGTACGTTTAGGACACGAATCGGTAACAGGACGTGATGGTTATTCTGATTTCTATAAAAAAGATTTAACATTCAACGTTATCGGACCTGTAGGTGATATCGTTTCAGAATGGGTAATTAAAGGAGCTGTTATTACCAATGTTGCTTTTGGTGAATACAACTGGGATGATGATGGAACACCAGTAAACATCCAAGTAACTGTACAACCTGACTACTGTGTATTGAATTTCTAACTTAGGTTAATAATTTATCAAAGAAGCTCCAAAGAAATTTGGGGCTTTTCTTTTCTTTTAATATATTAAGGCTATGAAAATACTTAAAACACTTTTATTTGTACTATTAACTAGCTTTGTTTATAGTCAATTTTGCCCATTTCTAGGACCAGACCAGTATTTACCTTGTGGTACAAACTCAACAACTTTAACCGCAGATTTAAGTCAATGTGGTCAAGGCAGTAACCCTAATCAAACAACAAATTATACTGTTTCTCAAATACCATATGCTGCTCAAATCAATAATGGAACTTTAGTTGCTTTAGGAGATGATGTTCAATCAAACACATTTAATATTGGATTTACGTTTTGTTTTTATGGACAAACTTATACACAATTTAGAATTGGTTCAAATGGTTGGGTATCTTTAGGAGCTGGAATACAACCAGGAACATTTACATCTTTAGCCATACCAACAGTAAATGCTGGTGTTCCTAAAAACTGCATTATGAGTCCTTGGCAAGATTGGCATCCTGGAATTGGAGGACAAGTACGATACCAAGTTCAGGGAGTAGCACCATGTAGAAAATTAGTTGTAAGTTGGATTGGTGTTCCAATGTATTCATGTACAAATTTACAAGGTACATTTCATATTGTGTTATATGAATCATCTAATAATATTGAAACATACATTGCAAATAAACCAAATTGCATACAATGGGCAGGAGGAACATCAGTACATGGTATTCATAATGCTGCAGGAACACAAGCAGTAACAGTACCTGGTAGAAATTCATCAGTTTGGACTGCAGTAAACGATGCAAGACGATGGACACCATCAGGCGCTCCTATTTTACCAACTTTAGTTTGGTATCAAGTAGGTAATCCTGTTCCGATTGCCCAAAATGTAAACCAAATTACAGTTACCCCCCCAGCTCAAGGTGCTTATTATACATGCCATTTAGAATATGGCCCTTGTAATGCAGGATGGTCAACGTGCAATGCTGGGGTTGGATTAGGTCCTGATACAGTATTTGTACAACCCGGCCCACCAACATTAAATCAACCAAATTTTGTAACAGTAAATCCACTTTGTAATGGAGATTGTAACGGATCTATTACAGTAAACCCTACAAATGGAACGGCTCCATTTAATTATGTTTGGGTTACTTCACAAATAACTCAAACAATTAATAATTTATGTGCAGGAAATTATACAGTAACAATTACAGATGCAAATAACTGTACTGTAACGGCAAATACTACTTTAATTGATCCTCCTGTTTTACAATTACCATTAATGACAGCTACTAATCCTGTTTGTTTTGGATATTGTGATGGAACTGCAACAGTAAACCCAATTGATGGTATTGCTCCATACACTTATTTATGGGGAGATGGACAAACAAACCAAACAGCAATTAATTTATGTGCAGGTACTTATAATGTTACAGTAACAGATGCAAATGGTTGTCCTGCTTCAAATACTGTTACATTAACAAACCCACCAATGGTAGTAGTAGGAAGTATTACTTCATTAGATACAATATGTTATTTATCCTCTAATGAAACATATTCAGTACCTAGTTTAGGTGCAGGGTATTCTTACAATTGGTCAAGTGTAGGACCTATTACTTTAGGCCAAGGAACCAATAGTATTTCAGTAGATTGGTCAACATTACCCCCAGGATTTATACCAGGAGCTGTTAATGTAGTAGCGATAAATCAAAACGGCTGTACAAGTTTACCACAAGCGGTTGACGTTCATATTTTAAACGTTTTACCCACGATAGATTCAATTGTTCCGTTATGTGACTATGCTAATTGTGCAACATTAACTGGAAGTCCTATTGGAGGAACATTTACCGGTAATGGTGTTAATGGAAATTTGTTTTGTCCTTCCCCTTCTATTGCAGGTAACAATACAATAACATACACTTATGTACAATCAAATTGTACTTTTGATACTACTCGTTCAATAACTGTTTATCCTAGACCTGCTATTTCACAAATTCAAAATGATTTAGGAGATTTAACAACTGAATTTATAGAATTATGTGAAGGAGATAGTATAGGAAGAATTTATAATGCAATTGCTTTAGGTGGAGGATATGTAGTATGGATCTTAAACCAAGATAGTATTACAAACCCAACATTACCTATTACATGGAACAATTTTGGAACATTTACATTTTCAGCTGTAGCATATGAAAATGGATGTGTATCTTACCCGGTATCATTTGCAACAACTATTCAAAGATGCCCTGAAGAACTAATTTATATTCCAAATACATTCACCCCAGATGGAAATGAATATAATCATGTTTGGCAACCTGTATTTACCTCAGGTTTTGATCCTGCTGATTTTCATTTAACAATATACAATCGTTGGGGAGAATTAGTATTTAAAAGTTATGATAGTACAGTTGCATGGGATGGAACATATAACAATACAGCATGTCAAGATGGAACATATACCTGGATTATAGTGTATGGAGATAAAAACACAGATAAAGAAACATTAATTAAAGGAAATATTACCCTTATTAGATAGTATAATATTTATAATAGTATGAAACTGAACCATTTACGTACTTTAGTTAAAGAGGAGCTTAGTAAGCAACTAAACGAGGAATACCAAGATAAATTTAAAATGGT